GCTACGGCGATAACCTTTGCCATTGACAGTACGGAGAGACGTACAAATAACAACAAACAATGAATGCCAATGAACTTCTTCGTTGGAATTCCTAAGCGCTTAGGGAGCTGAATAAACAACTCTCTTTTAACTAACAATGGCTTTGACTCTCCCTGGCGTCGGTACTCCCCCGAACGCCAAATTTACCGCTGTAGGTAACATTAACAAGACCCCTGGTCTTGGCCTTACCCAAGGCGGTGCTAACTACGATGCTAAGTACGCTACCTATCTGAAACTGTTCAGTGGGGAAGTGTTCAAGGCATATCAAACTGCCCTCGTGGCAAAAGGAACTGTGCAGAACCGCACCCTGAAGCAGGGCAAGTCTATGCAGTTCATCTTCACTGGCCGTATGACGGCTGATTACCACACCCCTGGTACTCCTATCCTGGGTAGTGGTGATCCTCCGGTGGCTGAGAAGACCATCATCATGGACGACCTGCTGGTTGCCAGCGCATTCGTCTACGATTTGGATGAAACGCTAGCACACTACAGCCTGCGTTCTGAGATCTCCAAGAAGATTGGTTATGCTCTTGCAGAAGCCTACGACAAGAAGATCTTCCGTACGATCGCTAAGGCTGCCCGTGAGGCACACCCGATCACTGCTGCTCCTGGTCCTGAGCCTGGTGGTTCTATCATCAAGCTTGGTGCTGGTAATGCACTCAGTGCTCAGCACATCGTAGATGCCTTCTTCGAGGCTGCAGCTATTCTCGATGAGAAGAACCTGCCCCGTGAAGGTCGTCATGCTGTGCTGTCCCCGCGTCAGTACTACGCTCTGATCTCTCAAGTGGATACCAACATCCTGAACCGTGACTTTGGCAACAGCCAGGGTAACCTGAACAGTGGTGAGGGTCTCTATGAGATCGCTGGTATCTCCATCAAGAAGTCCAACAACCTGCCCTTCCTGGCTGGTAACGTTGCTCGTGTGGATGGTGAGAACAACGATTACTCCGGTGACTTCACTGCACACGCTGGTCTGATCTATCAGAAGGATGCAGCTGCTGTTGTGGAAGCTATCGGTCCCCAAGTGCAGACCACTGGCTCTGACATCAAGACTCTGTATCAGGGTGATGTGATTGTTGGTCGTCTTGCCATGGGTGCTGGTACCTTGAATCCCGCTGCTGCTATTGAGCTGCAGGCTGCCTGATCATGGCTAAGATTCTTATTGGTGCTGGCGTTGTTGAGGTGACTATTCCCAAGCGGAACACCATCTCAGGCAAGGGCTCATACAACATCAAAAGTGAGACCCAGTCTCCTTTTAAGCCAGTTGAATTTGGTCGTACTACTACCTGATCTATAAGTAAATAACCATGGCTGCAAATCTTTCTGTTGAGAAGGGCACTACCGCCGCTCCTACTGGTGTGTGTGCTACTGCAACCCGAGCTTCTGTTGCTCGTACCCAACGTGCCTTTGGTGGCACGGCTATCGCTGCCTCTACGGTAGTGTCTGTCTCTCAAGGCATCCGCAACTATGCGGGTGGTGTTGAGTGTAATCTTCCTGCTATTTAGTGGGACATGGGGACTCGAAAGGGTCCCCTTTTTTTTAATTCTTAGATAACACTATTGTTATGCCGTTTCCTACTACCAACGCTCAGACCGAGCTAAAAGCTGTTAATGAGATTCTGGCGTCTGTAGGTCAGGCTCCTGTGACCACCCTAGATCAAACCAACCCGGACGTTGCGATTGCCTATGACACCCTCTTGCAGGTGTCACGGGAGGTACAGGCAGAAGGTTGGACTTTTAACAGAGAGTACAACTACCCCTTCAAGCCTGCTGCTAACAAGTTCATCTCTATCCCAAACAATGTCATTGCATTAGATCTTGCAACTGACTATAGAGCCTATGATGCTATCCGTAGGGATGGCCGACTATACGACAAGATCAATCACACCTATGAGTGGAATGAAGAGCAGCTGCTGTGTGATGTTGTCTGGTATTTCGATTGGATCGACCTACCTATTCCCATTCAAGACTATATCGTAGCTCGTGCTGCTGCTGTCACTTCCAGTCGTATTGTTGGTGACCCAAATCAATTCCAAGTTATCCAACAACGTGAAGCATACACGAGGGCTATGGCTCTGGAGTATGAATGCAACCAAGGAGACTATACCTTCTTTGGTCACCCCAAAGGCGGTAACTTCTATACCAGCTATCAACCATATCATGCATTGAGTCGCTAATGTCAAGTATTACTCAGAAGACTGTTAACTATCTGGGTGGTGTATCTAAACAGCCTGACGTTCAGAAGGTGCCAGGGCAGGTAAGGGATGCTATCAACGCATACCCTGACCCTACCTTTGGTCTTATCAAACGTCCAGGTACTAAGTATATCACCACCATTGGTACCAACAATGAATACAACACAGCTAAGTGGTTTGACATTGTACGTGATGGTAAGGAAGGCTATGTAGGTTGCATCGTCAACGGTGAGATTAAGATCTGGAATCTGACTACAGGAGCTGCTGCTTCTGTTACTTATGCAGCTGGCAGTCAAGCCTACCTTGCTGGTAATTACACCGACTTCGATATGCTGTCGGTACAGGATACCTCAATTATTACCAACAAGACTAAGGTAACTGCAGCTAAGCCTGATAACTTCCCTGTTGCTCCTACTACCAAAGGTCAGGTAAAAGAGGCTACTGTCTTCATCACTAACGCTGAATACAGCACCCACTATACGCTTACTGTTAACGGTACGAACGTAGCTCTACCGACCCTACAGCCTACTAGATGGGCCGAGAAGGGGCCTGCTGATGCCGAT